TGATCCCGTGTGTATTCCTCAGTGTTGAAGGCATCGTGCATGACAAACAGCAGGCCAGCCTTGATGCGGTTAATCTGTGGGAACTTGGCGAAGGTCATCAGCGCCATCAGCTTTAACTGTTTTGTGTCAGGGTACTTGCTGCTGCCAGTCTTGTAGTCGAGGATGTGGGCGAGGTCGCCCTCCATAATAAGCAAGTCAACGATGCCCCGCACCCAGTATCCCTTGCCATACTCACAGGCGTTGCCATCCCGATCAAGAGCCATCCGCAGTTCTGGATGCTTCTCTCCGTCGATCTCCATCAAGGTATCCATCAGCGGTTTAAATCGCTCGTAGTTCTTGGCAAGCGGAGTGCCATCCTTGGTGTAGTTCTCCAGCGCCTTGTGTACCTCGTTGCCGTAGGTCATCTCCTGCGTTGGCTTCACAAAGAAGCGCTTCAGCACCTTGATCTCTTGGTACTGCTTGGGGCAGTTGACGTACTGCTTGAACGATGAGAATGACCATGTGTAGCTCATGTGCGATTGACTCCATCTGAATGTTCGTACAGCCGCTTCTCCAGCCGCTCGATACGTTGTTGGTTGTACTGAACGATTGACCTTGCGTACTCGACTGCCGACTCAGCTTCTAACTTCTTGATGACTGCCTCACGCATTTCTTTCTCGATGATTTCACTGATTGGCTTTGGCCTCATCAGTTCTTTGATGTATTTCAATGTTGAATCTTTCCAGCTCATTTCAATCCCCTGATATAAATCGCAAAGCTGTTGATGGTGTCCTGCCCGAAGCCTGTCATCTTCTCGATGTGTTGCGCCACCTCTTCAATGACTTGATCGCGGTACGGATTGATAGATCGGTTTTGCAGCATGGCTCGGACTTCATTCCTTGCTTCCTCCAAAATCAAAGACCTTCTCACAGCTTCCCTGCGTTGTTGCGCTTGTTGTTCAATCTCGTTGAACGCTTCGTCTTCTGGTTCAAGAATCATGTTCGCTCCCTTGTGATTTTTGGTTTCCTGCGTAAGACATACAGCCAATACTTGAATGACTTGTGCCCTGCTCTCCATGCGCCAATGTTTAAGCGGATGGCGTACAAGAAGATGCCCCACTTGTAAGCCCAAGCAAGTTCTTTCTGCATGGCATCCCAGTCGGCAAAACAACCATCGCTGTATGTGATTCGGTACTTCATAGACCTTTTTTTACTTGACATATCTTAGCACTCGCCGTAGCTGTAACCGTACTTCGCCTCGCAAGTCACGGGTAAACCACTAGCCCAATCAGGAGCCACAGACATGCACTCGACGATATAGGCCATCGCCTCATCTTTCTGCGCCTCGGGAACCACGACCACTGCCGCATCATGGACGGTCAGGGCAACACGGTAGCGTTCCTGTATCTTGAGCATCTGCTCGCCAACGACAATCCTTGCCAACGCTTGAACTACGTTCTCAACCAGCGAACCGCCCCAGATGGAAACCGGCCCTTTACGTGACTTGTACACGTATTGGCCTTTAGATTCTTCAGTGACGTAACGAAGCTCAGGGTAGCGAATCATCAGGCCGTTGGGCAGGTGAACGCCTTCCTCGGAAATCTTCAAACACTTGTGCTGTCCGTAGTAGTACGGCTTGATGTCACCCCAGTTGGCAAGATCAGCGATCACCCTGTCCCCATCCCGCCATAGCTGGATGATCTGATCGTTGGCGTCACGGTATGTCTTAACATAACTCTTGGCCTCGTCCTCTGAAACGATTGCGCCCGGGGGACTTGTCTTGAGCGTGTGTTGAAGTTTTAACGCCCCAGTGCCATAGCCTAGACCCAGAATACAGGTCTTTCCAACGAACCGTTCCACAGGATTGTCTTTACTGATTGGTCGTCCATATATCTTGGTTGCGAACGACGAGTAGACATCCTCTCCGTTGGCGAACTGTTTGACAACGTCCTCTTGCCCTGCGAGCCACGCAAGGACACGCGCTTCGATTTGGGACGAGTCACAGTTGATGACGACGTAGTCGTCGGGTGGGATGACAGCGTTCTTGAGAGTCTTTTTCTTTTTATCTCGACTTGGCAGATTCTGGAAATTGACCTTATCAGAGCCTGCCCATCTGCCAGTGTGAGCGCCATAATATTTGAGCGGAATGGGGAGTCTACCCTTGTTACGTTTCCCAATATCAATGAATCGTTGGATACGAGATTCTTCCAAGGTGGACATTGTTCCAAGCCGTACAGCGCAAAGGTGTTGTATGAACTCATCTTCATGTTCAACCAGTTTAAGAAAGCCTTCATCATTTTTAGCAAGCGCATAAGTCATCTTCCCCTTTGATTGTTTGCCCTTGCTTTCTTTCATGGGCACTTCGATGTTGTGTTCGGTCAGGATGGCAGCAAACTGCTTGCCACTTGCCAGCTTTTTGCGGACTGCTTCTTCGTCCTTGCATTGCAGCTTCTCCATCAGTGTCTGGAGTAGCGCCATCTTCTCTTCTTGTAGGTCAATCAGTCGGTCTTGCAGCAACGCATCGTCCACGTAGAAAGTTGGCTGAGTAAACATACGCAGTGTCATGTCGATCAGCTTGATCTCGTTCTGTGGAAACGCGCTCGCAAGAATATTGAAGAGCCTTAAAGTGAGATCGACGTCATTCTTGCAATACTCACCGTATCGGTGGAGTTCTTCTTCGCTGAAGTCAAGACGTTTCTTGCCCTCAGCGTGTATCACCTCGTCGCCTTTCTCACCAATCCCATAGCGCAGAGCCAACGCTTTAAGCGAGCCGCCTGCGTCCACGCCATGTATCGCCCTCGCCATGCAAAGGGTGTCGAACATGAACGCAGGGTTGATGCCGAAGTGCCACGCCAAGATGCACCCGTCGAACAGCGTGTTGTGACACAGCAGGGCCGCATCATCCCAGTCGATCTTCATCAGGTGTTCTTTTATCTCAGCGTGAGTTCCTGAGAACCATGTTGATGGTTGGTCGTCGATCTTCACGCCCACGCCAATCACTTCAAAGCGTCGATCTTTGACGTACTCCTCGGTCGTTTGGGTTTTGAAGCCCAAGCCCTTGGTGTAATAGGATTCAAAATCAAGTGTTATGAAGCTCATCTGGTTTTCTCTTGTTTTTGCTGTCTCGTAAAAGCTTTCGCACCCATTTGCTCTTGCCAAGTTTTACGTACTCCTCATACTCGCTCGAAGTTAAACGAACGCCTATGGTCTTGCCATTCTTAGTTAGTTCGCTTTTTGGTCTTGGCACGTTTTTTCTCCATCATGTCTGGTGCTCTGGTGCTTATGTTCTTCTCGGTTATCCCAAAGATCGTGCCGTGACTCGGGTTCTTCTCACGTATCCTGTGGATACCCTCGGTTACGTTTGCGCTGATAGCCGCATTGCGTTTGATGTCCTTGAATGGATCACCCCTGCGGGCTATCTCCTCGTCGGTATATTGTTTCCAGTGGAACGCACTTGTTGCCATGAATATCTCCCTCTCTCGATGTCAAAAATACTTTACCGCAGTTGGTACAGCGCCAAGCCGTAGACTCAACCACGATCGTTTGTTTGTCGGTGTGCAGTCCTTTGGTGCGCCCAAAGAACGTCCTGATCTGCTCAATCATTTCTAGAATAATTTTCCTAGGCCAAGGAATCCTGTCTCTCTCCCTTGCGCTTGACCGAGCGTTGATACTTGACCGAGCATTGAGTTTTGCGTCGCTTGCAGTGCCACCCTCGGGTCAACCCATTGCCCAGTCATAGTGCCGCTACTACCGCCTTTGATGATGTACGGACTTGTCTCTTGTTTCACTTCCTCGCCTGCAAGACGCTTCATCACTCGCTCGTTAAAGTCGTCCCGATAGAACTCTCTACGAGCATCTTCCAGCATCTGTCGTTCTTCCTCGTTCGCAATACGCCATGCGTAAGCAATCAAGTCCATCCATTTCCCGCCAAACGATTCGCCCTCATACGGCACATGATTATCTTTGAGGAACTCCTCGGGGTTGGTCTTCATTCGCGCAAGCAAAATTTCTAATCCAGTCAGCATGATCGCTCTCCTTAAATAACTGGTTTCAAGGGTTGAGGAATGGTTTGATAAGGCAATACGCCACGGCTTGTTCCCATGTGAAATACCCGTTTGTTCCCTTGCGCGCCCATAAGTCACCACTGTGGCCTGTCGTAGGTATGAAACCCATATCCACAAGATATCTGTAGACATCCTCGGGCGTGTTCTGATATGGCATACGAAGATCCGCACGAGTACTTGGCAACGCTCCAGTGTGTGAAGTAGTGTCGGTCGTAAAAACAATCATTGGTTGTTGAATCCCCTGCATCATGTTTGTTCCCCTAAATAAGATTTTCAAAAGTGTCAAAAAAAGGCATGGCGAACCATGCCTGCAAATCAAGCCTGTGCGTGAGCAATTTCTCTATTGAGATACCACGCTGCTTTCTGCAAATCTTGTAGCTTGTTGCCCTTGTGATCTGATCGGGTGACGTACTTCACCACGTTGCCAAGGTTATAGCCAAGACTCTTTGCCTCGATGAAGTCGATCGTCTCGATGCCGCCCACCTTGTAATGCTCTGGATGATTCACTGGGTCAGACTCCATCGTGATCGGGAAGTGTTCCTCTACGATGCTTGGGACTTTATTTAACGACCCAGCTGGGGCTGGCTCGCTACTTTGCATCCGCATCTTTCTCCCAAACGTGCCATCACGTCGTTTGAGAAGCCCCATCTTCTTGCGCTGTGTGTTCAACATCACATGAGCTTGTTGCTTCGTGCCACCAACTGTTTCAACCACAGTATCAGCTGTGGTGTTTGGGTCTTGACTTAATAGACTCCGCACGTATGCGGTCTTGGATATTGGTTTTTTACTCATCTGCCTTCTCCTTTTTGGTACGGCGTTTCACTGATACGATTCCCGCACCATGCAGGTCTCGTGCTTCTTGCATTGCATCTGCAAGTTCGTATGCAAGGGTAGGGACTGACGGAGGATGTTCTCCCCTCATCAGTAGACCCACCATCGCAAATCCTGCGTGTAGATCACGCAAATTACTTCGGTCTTGTTCATCCATTTAAAAACTCCTTGGTAACGCTGACGCAAGCCACCAGCCGAGGATGACCAACCCAGTCACGACGACTGCCAACATATTCATAACGAGGACTGTCCACCAAAATACTTTCATGGGAACACTCCTTCTTTTATCCAAATCTCAAACACATGGGTATTGCTTTCGTCAATAACCCACGTCATGCCTCCCGAGGATTCAATGTCAGATAGATTTTTTAGTTGTAGCGCAGTAACCTTACCTCCACCCCCTTTGGCTTCGATAGCTACAAACTTTCCTTCAACACAGCATAGGAAATCAGGCACACCCGCATTACCAAACCCCGCACCATGCGGCATCGCATAGTAGATGTTGTGTGCCTTGAGAATCTTCTTGATGTTGGCTTTAACTTTTGCTTCGGGCGTGAGTGCCATAGTCCTCTCCTCTCATTGACATCAAGGTCGGGCGTGTCAACGCCACGCAGTAGTACGACTCGGACGCTCGCCACCCTATCTCATCAAGTTCTTCTCCCTGATGGTTCTGGTAGAGCTTGAGCTTGTCGAGCTTGTGGTCGGGCAACACCTTCTGAGGACTAGCGAGAATCATTGCGAGCTTGGTCTTCAACTCGTCAGGCAATGTCTCTTTGTCGTATCGTCGGTGATAACCATCTGCCACATAGACGATGTAGTGATCTTCTATGCGGCGCACAGGGACTCGTACTAAGTCCCAGTTCCAAGGGTGTACGACTGGGGCAAGGTCTTCGCTCAGCATGGGGTTGCCATCCAGATGTAGTCGTAGTGTGTGGCTTGGCTCTCGTAGAAGAA